GGTTGGCCCGCTCCGGGACTCATAGTGTGGCCCGGTGCCCGAGGATCCCTCGGATACCTGGTGGCCATCCGAGGGATCCCGGACAAACCCCACATAGAAATCAAACCCCTTGGCAACCTCCACCGGGGCAATGAGGGCGGCGGTGTAGAGGGCCACATTGGATCCGGACGGCCCGCCCCCTCCCTCATTGGCCACGGTGATCTGATTGGATTGCCCGAGGAGGGCCTTGGTGGTGCCATGCCATATGCACAACCGCACCCGGCAAGTGCCATTCCAACCGCCCACCCAGGAGCCCACCTCGAGGATCCGCCCCCGGGCGGGCATCTGGAGTTTCTCCGCCTCCTGGTTGGGATAGCTCGAGCCTTGGTAAGAGTGCCAACCGCCGCCCGGTTTGGCCCCGGTGCCGATGGTGGGCACGTTAGCCCTTGATCCAGATATCACCCTCACTCATCCCCGTTGGGGCGGCGGATCCAACATAGATCCGTTTGCCTCCATCGGGGGCGGCGGGTGAGTCAAAGGCAGCGGCGGCACCCACCTGGGCGGCGGTGGGCAGGGCCGGGGTGCCATGGGTGTGGCCCGCGTCCGAGGCATAGCCGGTGGCCCCATTGCCCGCGCTCGAGCCATAGGCGGTTTGCGGTGTCACCGGGCCCAGGGTGGCGGGGAATGTGGCGGGTTTGCCGGTGATGGATGCCCAGGGGATGGCCAGTTGGCCATATGTGACGGGGTATAGATCCCCCTCGAGCTCCTGAATGGCATCGGCCACAGAGTTGGCCCATGAGGAGGTGGCGGGTGAGTTTGCGGCAACGTCTACAACAGGCATGGTGCTAACTCCATTGTGAGGTGCCCCAGATAGCGGTGCCCCACAGTGATGCACCCTCGGGCCCGGTGTCCGAGTAATGCCACAGATCCACCCCCACCCGCCACCGATCCGGGGTGATGCGGTGGCGGATCCCCTGGAGGTGGAGCCATGTATCCCACAGATCCCCGGAGCCATCGTCCCAAATCACCGCCTGGGCATCCCCGAGCTCCAGATCCAGGAGGGCATGGAGGGCGGCGGCGGGGGCCTTTGGATCCACCTCGGACTCGAGGGCATCCAGAATGTTGGTGCGGTGCGATAGATCCTCGAGGAGCCGGTCTGCCGCCTCCACCACATCGGCATCATTACGGCAGGTCAAATCAAACCGTTGGTAGGTCCGGAGCCCGAATTGGATGATTGAATCGGTGTCCGAGGTGGTATAGGCGGTGCCCCCGGCCCGGGCCATGCTTACCTGGTTGGTGAGGGCATCCAATGACTGGCCACCCCCGAAATTCACCGGGGAGGCGGCGGCGGGATCCCCGAGCACATTGGTCCACACCAATTGAGGAGTGGTGGCCCTTGGATCATCGTGCATCCAATCCCTGCCCCGGAATGTGAAGAAACCATCCCGGGACACGTAATAGATCCCGGACTCACCCTCCACCGTTACCTGAGCCTCATCCAGGAGGTTGCGGGCAAAATTACTCGAGGAATGCTCCACCACCCCCGCCTCAAACCGCTCATAGAAACTCGAGATACCGGCCAGGGCATCTATCCGGGCCAACCGTTGATTGGTCAGATCCCCGAGGCCCACCAATGGCCCCTCGGGTAGATCCACCGAGGCCAGATCGGCAAACCGATCAGTGAGGTTTACCTGGACTCGGTAGGGCCCATCCGGATCCCATGAGTCCTTTGCCGCCCGGACCGATCCCCGATAGAGGTGGAGGGGTGCCCCACCATCCACCTGGGCAATGATCCGGAGCTCCTGCCCGAGGGCAACCGGCGGGGTGGGCTTGAGGATCCAATGGCCCTCGGGGTTGGTCCACATGAGCTCCACCTGGGCGGTGCCCGTTTTCACCCGCTCAGATCCGGACCGCCGCCCCCTCGAGATTGTGATGCCCGATATCTCCGAGGGATGGAGGGCAATGAATGTGGGCTCGAGGCCACTCCACCCGGCCCCGGCATCCCAATGGCTTACATCCCATTGGAAACCACCAACCGCCGCGCCTCGATAGCCCGCCTCCACGGTGAGCTCAATACGGGTGCGCCACCCGATCAAGTCTCCCGCCATGCCCGCCCACCGGACCGCTCATAAGCTTGGATGGCCTCCACCACCTCCCGCCCGATGGCCACCGGATCCCCCACTCCCGCCTGGACGTTTACCACCAGTGGCGGAGCTCCCCCGCCCATGGCGGCGGCGGGGAATGCGCCGGGGGTGGCAGTGAGCCCGAGGGGCCCGGGGGTGGCCATGGCCGGTGACACCACACCCATGCCCTCGGTGACACCCACCCGCCATGCCTCACCGATGTTGGTGCCCCAATCATCTATGTGGCGCAGGGGCCCCACCTTGGGCGGGGAGGAGCCATGGATCGGGGCGGTGGCGTAGCTTGCCGCCCGGGCTATGTTGTCGCGGGAGTTTTGGATCCCATTCACCACACCCTCACCCCAGGCGGCACCCACATTGGCCCCCGCCGCCCGGACGATGGACTGGCCCCCGTTGAGCATGGCGGCAAGGGTGGTGGTGGCCACCATGCCCGCCGCCCTCGAGCCCGCCTCGAGCACCATTAGCTGGGTTTTGACCACATCCACCGTGTTATCTGCGGCGGTTTTGACTGCCGCCTCCTTGTCACCCATGCCCGAGGCCAGGGCGGTATTGCCCGTTTGGCCGGCAGTGGTGGCGGTGCCCTTGAGGGTGTCCAGGCGGGCTTGGATGGTGTCTGCCGTCTGTTGGGCCTGGTTTCGGACGATGGGATCCGTTGAGTTGAGCCCCTTGGTAAGGGCCTTGCCGGTGAGGGCCCCCTCGAGTTGGGCCATTTCCTTGGCAGGATCTATGGCCTTTTTCATATCGTCCTTGAGTTGGCTCATGGCGGAGCCAACAGCATCCCGGCCACTCCGCAGGCCATCGGCAATATCCCCGGGGGTTTGGGCGGCAATTCGCGCCGCCTCCTCGGATGCCTTTTTGGCCTCATCGGTCATGGGGGCCACCATCACATCGGTGGCGGCGGCAACCTGGGGGGCCCCGGCCCGCAGGGCATCGGCGGTGCCGGATGGGATTTTGCCCGCCGCAGCTAGAGCCGCCTCCTGGGAGTCGGTCCAGGTTTGGGTGGCGGCGGCACTCGACTCCTCCGCCGCATTACGGGCGGCATCGGCAATCCGGATGCCATTGTCACCAACCGCCCTCTGGACGTTTTCGGCAAACGATCCGAGGCGGTCCAGGGCCATCTGGCCGGACTCCGCCGCCCCGGCGAAATCACCTTGGAATACCTTGATGATGGCGGAGCCGGTATCCACCAGGGCCCCGGCCAGATCCACAAACAGGCCAATGACTCCGCCCAGGCGGTAGCCCAATTCCCCGATGGCCCCGATCACGATGGATATGTATTTGCCGCCCAGATCGAATAGCAGGGCCCCCAGATCCTGGAGGCTTTTCACAATGTCCTGGTTATCGTCCATCCAATCCTGGACGTAGGCAATGAGGTCGGAAATGAAACCGGCCACCACCACCACGGCATCGGCCAGCATGGGCAATATGTCTGCGGCAATGGGGGTGAGGGCCTCCCCCACTTTCGTCCATGCATCGTCCATCTGGGCGGCGGTGATCTTCTGGGTGTTGGCCAGGCCATCCGAGGTATCGGCAAAATCACCTTGGGCGGCGGTGGTTTGCTCAAGTATCAATTGGTATGTGGCGGTGGCCTTGGCATTCTTATCGAGGGCCCCAACGCCGGAATAGAGCCCGAGCTCCATGGCCTTTGCCTTGACTGAGGCATCGTCCAGCATTACCCCGAATTGCCGGATTGGCTCAGTCTCCCCCCGGAATGCGGAGCCCATTGCCTCCACCACCGTTGAGGTGTCGGCATTGTTGAAACTGCCCATATCCCCGGCCAGTTGCAACATATCAACGCTCATCCCGGCGGCGGCATCCCCGGTAAATCCGAGGTTGGTTACCAGGTTGCCGAGGTTGCCCGCCTGGGTGAGATAGGCCCCCGAGGAGAGCCCCACCGAGGTTGCCGCCTTTTCTGAGGCGGCGGTCACAATGTCGGTGGAGTCACCAAATATCTTGGCAACCTTGGTTGCCGCCTCCTCTTTGTCCGAGGCCAGAGATATGGACTCCCCCACCTTGTCAATGGCCATATCAATGCCGGTGGACACCAGCGAGAGGCCAGCGGTGGCCACGGATTGGCCGATGCCTTGGAATATTCCGGTGGTGACGGATCCGGTTTTGGTGGCGGAGCCCTCGATGTTCTTGAGCTTGCCATCCACCGTATCGAGGCCAGATACCCCGGGCGTATCAACCTCGATGTTGAGGGTGAGGGTGGCCACCTAGAGCTCCCGATCCATGGTGGCCTCGAGGGCCTTGTCTGCCGCCGCCACGATGGTCCGGGGCTCCGACTCCTCCGCCACCTTGCCAAACCAGGCGGGCCCATGGCGGGGCCCAAACTGGCGGTAGATTGTGGATCCATACTCGGATCCCCCGGCCAGGGAATGGGTGACGCTCAGGGAGTCACCCCGGGCCACCAGGCCACCGGCAGCTAGGCGAGATTGTGGGGTGGGGTGGCCAGCGGCATTGGATCGGGCCACCTCGAGGGCGGCGGGCACCACCGCCCTCTTGAGCTCATCACCCCTCTCGAGGGCTTTGGCCAGTGAGGCAATGCGCCGCCGCCCGGTGGCCAGGTCCACCACTAGTGCCGCCTCCTCCCTGCCCGCTCCTGGGCCTTGATGTGGTCCTTGATGCCCTCGAGGAGCCCGAGGTATTCCTCCTCGGTGAGGGCTAGGAATTCTCCGGGGGTGAATCCGTACCACTTGAGAAACCCGGCCCGCTCCCGCCACCACTCAACAAAGGGGATGCCTTTGCCGCCGCCCCCATTATTTCGTTGAAATCATCCGCCTTGAGGCGGGCCAGAAATGCCTCCAGGTCGGTGGCCTCGGGCACCAATCCGGTCCTGAGTGCCGCCTGGTGATAGGCCACCAAACCAGTCTCCACCGATTCCTTGGTGAGTTTCCGGGCCCGGTATATATCGAGCATGGTGAGGTGCGTCTTGAGCTCCTCCACCTGGGCCCGGGTGAATGGCTCCTCTGAGTGATCCAAAGGGGTATGCCTCCCTTGGGATGGAGGGCCCTCTACGGGCCCACCACCCATGCCACATCCCCGAATACGGGGATCTCAATGTCCACCTCTCGAGCCTCACCCGGGGTGGTGGAGCCATAGAGCGATGGATCAACGTCCAATTGGGTGGCGAATGCCCGGTACTTGGTGGCATCCCCCCGGTCATACACCCGGGCCTCCACCGAGAGTCCCATGAGGTCGGACCAATTGGTTTCGGTGTCCGAGGTGATCACACATGAAATGGTGGCCGAATTGACCACCTCACCCGGGATCCGGAATGAGCCGGTGAATGTGGTGATGGTGCCAATGTCCTGGGAGAAACCAATCTCCACCGAGGTCACATCCTCGGAAACGTCCACCGGGGCATCAACGGTGGGATCACCGGTGGCGTCCAGCTTTTGGAATAGGAGCATTGGATCCTTGATGATGATGGGCCCGGTTGCCATGGCCTAGCCTCCTCCTTTGGGTGCCTTGTAGGTGATATGGGCGGTGCATACCAAGAGGGGCACCCCCGTAGTTTCGTCCAGGGTGATGCCGCTAACAGTCTCCCAATCCCACCCCTCATCTGATGCCGCCTCGAGGATGGCCCCCACCATGCCATAGAGGGCGGCAAGGCTCGAGGCGGGATCCGCCACCCTCGAGGCGCAAACCGCCGCGTACCGCTCCGGGCGGGTTTTGAATGAGGCCCCATGGGCCTCCATCCATGGATCATCTGGCCGCACCACAATGGCATCGGGCTCCACCTGGGCGGCGGGGCCGGTGATCACATTGAGTTTCGGGGCAACGGCCACGATCCTCGAGCCAATGAGCTCCCAGGGCGGCACTAGGCCACCCCGAATGCCGAGCGTTGGCCCTTGAGGAGCCGCCGGTATTGGGGATCCCTCGAGGCCACATAGAGCCCGCCCGAGTCAAACACCGCCGCCACCCCGAATGGGGCGGATGGGGCCTTGGTGACTTTGACGGCCAACAGGAGTGCCGCCGCCTCCTGGGAGGCGGAGGGAATGAATGCAATGAGAGGATCCGCCACCATGGCCGATCCGTAACAGTCAATGAGCACCTGGCCAATGGCAGCATCCAACGCTCGAGTGAGGATCACCTCCCGCTCCGGGGGGAGGGCGGAGGTGGTGACTCCGAGCTCAGATTTGAGCTCCTCGAGCGTTGGCCATGCCATTGTGCGCCGGGCCCCCTAGCTCAGGGTGTAGGTGGTGAATGCCGCCGGATAGAGGGGGGCAAACCACACCATGCCGACCAACGCCACATCCCGGCCCGCCTGGGCCGGATTGTCTGCGGTCAGGGTGTAGGTGCCGTCCTCCGCCCAGGCAAACCCGGTGGAGGGGCCAATGATCACATCCACCGCCTCATCGGCCAGGGCCGGGACAACCACCGGGCGGAGCACCATTGGATTGGGCCCGCCATTGCCGTTGTCCACGGTGATGGTGCCGATCCGGGCCAATCCCGGATACATCGGCACCCCGCCGCCCCCGGCCACAGTCTTGGCATCAATGAATGCCCCGAGGGCATCCGGTGACAACCAAATCCGGTCCGGGGGCCGGTTGGTGGCCCCCATGGAGTTGGCATAGGCGGCACCGAGGGAGAGGCCCTCCGGATCCAGGATGCCACCGGCCACCACACCCGAGGCGGCGAGGAGCTTGTCCACGGCGGCATCATCGGTGGCAATGCCGTATGCCTCACCCAGGAGTTGGGTGTAAAGGGTGAGGAATTCCGGCGAGCTCCGGCGGAGGAGTTGGAGCGAGATATCACCCGCCCCACCGTATGTCTCCATGCCGAATGCCACCGTATCAATGGCGGTGTTGGTGGAGGCCAATGCCCCCTTTTCTGCCGCCTGTTTGGCCACGGTGGGCCGTGTCACCAGGCGGGGCACGATCATCTGGAGCCCGCTCGAGGGGGTGGGCAGGCGGCGGGTGGACTCCATGAATGGCCGGGATGGATCAATGAAACCCAGGAGCTCATTGGCATAGGCGGGCGGGACTACACCCATGTTGGTGGTGGTGATGATGTCGGCCAGGGCCCGGAGCTCGAGTTGGGTGATGGCCTCACCGGCCATCTGGCGCAGGGCCACCGATGCCCAATCACCCATCCGCACCTCAACGGCGGAGGCGGCGGGCGGTGGGGTGGTGGCATCCTGGCGGGACCGCTCCTCGAGGGCCTCCATGCGTCCGAGGATGCGCTCGAGCACATCCGGTGAGGTGGCGGGCACCTCGGGTGTGATGTTGTCCATTGGTTGTGCCTCACTCCTCATCTGGGTTATCTGAGCCGTTGGGAATGCCGGGTGCCATGTGGCGGAAACCTCCCGGAGGTCCACCCGGGATCTGGAGGTGATGCGCCGCCCCCCCTCGGTGACGGTCCGGGAGTGCCCCTCAATGGGCAGAAATCCAACCGAGGCACCCCGGTAGGTGCCATCGGCAATGAGGGCAAGGGCCTCATCCCCCCGGGCGGTGGGGGCCACCCGGAATGTCATGTAAGCCCCATCCTCCCGCTCCTCGAGGGCAATGCCCCTGCCCAGGGCGGGGTCCGTGTGGTCCATGCGAAACGCAACCGAGGCGGGATCGGTGCCCTCAAACGCTCCCCGCTCGATTCGCTCGAGCCCCTCACTGGTGGTGGCGAGCTCACCCCAGGGCACGATTCGGGCATCCACCTCCCGAGCCGATTCGCTCCGGATGGACAGGGGGGCCTCGGTGAATTCAATCATTCGGGGGCCTCCTCCTCCGCCTTGGCATCCGCCTCAACGTAGGGATAGCCCAGAGGGGAGGTGGAGCGCCGGATGGCCCCGGTCCGGGTGTGGCGGTATGCCTTGGCTCCCGCCTCCCTGGGCTCCGCCTTGGTGGTGGCCTTGGTTGCCTTTGCCTTGGTCATGCCGGTATCTCCTCCATGGTTGCGGTATTGGTGGGCATCGGGGCGGTTTCCACACCGCCCGGATCCAGGCCCTCCGCCTTGCGGGCCTCGGGGATGGTGAGCACCCCTGAGCCGGTGCCGATCTGATACACCTCAAACCGGGTTTTGATATCCGCCCGGTAGATCCCCTCCGCGTTGAACCGGGCCACGGTGGACCGGGTGAGGAGGTCGGAAATGCCCACCTCAATGGGCTCGAGGTAGCCCGGGGCCAGGGTGAACCGGACTAGCTCCGCGCCCACCTCACCGATGTTCTGATAAGTCAGTGAGCTCCCCTGGACCGCGTACTCGAGGAGGTGGCCGGGGATGCCGAACATCCGGGCCACATCCCCGGTGGACCGATCCCGGGCCTCATTGAGTTGGGCGTTTTCGGGGGTGGATCCGAATGGGGCGGCAGTGATGCCCCCGGT